ACAAGATATCGAGGCAAATAAGCTTAACGGCAGGATCATCATAGTTCCTACAAAAGCAGTTGAGTTTATTGCAATCGATTTCATTATTACAAACTCCGGCGTCGAGTTTGTCTGATACTTAGATCTAAGAGGTTGATCGAATGGCAACACTAACTTATCCTGGCGTCTCTATCACAGAGATTGACAGATCGACAGCGTCAACTCGTTCCAATACGGGTGTCCCTGCAGGTATAATTGGTACTGCTGATAGTGGACCTGCATATGTTCCACTAACATTTAGCACTTACCAGAATATGACTAATGTTTTCGGCCTTAGCGGTGGAAGATTTGGTCCTGTTGCAGTCAATTTGTGGCTATCAAATGGCGCAAATGCAAATGCAACATATCTCCGTGTGCTTGGTGCAGGTGATGGAACAAAACGATCAACATCCACAGGTGCTGTAAATCGTGCAGGTTTTGTTGTCGGTGAGCAGCAAGTAGGTGCATCAGGTATCGTTGGTGCAAATCCTTACGCAAACTCAAATGGAATCCTTGGAATGACATATTTCCTGGGATGCTATATGTCTGAGTCGGCAGGATCAACATACTTCTCATCTGCAGGCATCCAAGATTCACCAAAAGCAATGCCAATCATCAGAGGAATCCTGATGACGCCCTCCGGTGTCTCACTTTCGCTGTCCGGAAATTACACAACAACAGCACTTAATCAGCCTGCTGGAATTGCAACGGCAAATTCAGGAATCTCTGGCTCATATGATTTTACGACTAGCACATTCGTCATGTTGCTTAATGGACACATCAATAATCCTTCTGAACAATCGCTGAATGTCATCACTGCGTCGTTTAATCCGGCATCACCGTCGTATCTGCCAAATGTGCTCAATACGAATCCGCTTGATTACCAGAAGAAAGGACACTACCTCTACACATGGTATGATGTCTCAGAGCAAGTTGCGGCTGTAACAGGAACAAATATCCTCGCAGCACCATACACACAGGGCGATACTAACAAGCAAGATGTTGTATTTATTACATCATCTTCGCTTGGCAGAAATACATCAAATGCATCTACGCCAAACTTCGAGCAATTCAGCGAAAGATACACACATCCTAAGTCACCGTTTGTTATCTCACAAAACTACGGCGGACCAAAATATGATCTGTTCAGGATACATGCGCTTGCTGATGGTGTGTCATTAGGCGATGATTACCAACTTAACACATTGAAGAATTACAAGATCACTATCGGAAATATTATTCCGGGTGCCAATGCTAATTCATATTCGCAGTTTGATCTTGAAGTTCGTCCATTTGATCTTGCAGATGGTGCTGCTAATCCTCTTCCCGGATCATACTTTGCAGGACTTACACTTGATCCTAACTCTGACAATTATATCGCTTCGAGAATTGGTGACCAGAATATCTACTTCGACTTCGACCGTGCAAATGGTAGTCAGAAGATTGCTATCGTAGGAGATTACCCGGTAACAAACAACTACATCAGAGTCGAGCTATCAGCTGACCAAATTGCAGGAAATGTGCCTACAGACGCAGTTCCTGCAGGTTATAGGGGTTACGGTTATCTCTTCACATCGGGTAGCAGCCTTGCAACATTTAGTGCAGTAGATCTCAACTTTGCAGCAAATCAGTATGAAGTCCTAAGGCGCGCAGTAATACCTCCTGTGCCAACACGTCAGTCAATATCTGATGGTATTGCACCTTCGGCTGTTCTTAACACAGACTACACATGGGGATCAAAGTTCGAGAGTATCACAAGCCTCAGTGAGCAAAATGCAGAGACAACCTTCAACAAGTCGGTGCTCAATTTTGCAAAATTCTTCCCAAGCTACGATGTGACTGGAAAGAAATTCTTTATTGAGAACACTGCAGCTGCTGATACATTTGAGAACAACATATTCACAATTGAAAATATTCAAGTTGTGACAGGTGCATTTGGTGTCTCTAGCGCGATTCTCTGGGAATCTGCATCGTACATAAGAAATGGAAACATCACAGCAAATGATGTGAATAAGTCCAGAGCGCTGGCAGTCAATGATCTTAATGATCTTTACAGCTCCAATAGGCAGAATGTCTACTACACATTCTTCTTACAGGGCGGATTTGATGGTGTCAATATCTTTGATACGCAGAAGGCGAACCTGACAGATCTCGCCGCGACAAGAGAAATTGATGATGCAACAAATCAAGGTGGCGTCAATGGACCCACAGTCTCATCATTTAAGAAAGCAATAGACATCATGGGATCATCTGCAGATGTTGATATCCAACTGCTTGCAGTTCCTGGTATCAGAACGCCTGCTATAACAAACTATGCTGTCACCGCTGTTGAGAATAGATTTGATGCTTTGTATCTCATGGATATTCAGCAGAAAGATATGCTTAACACATATGTCACATCAAGCAATCAAATCGTATCGATATCGAATACTGTGACAGACTTTAGATCACGCGGATTAAATACGTCTTTTGCCGCAGCATACTTCCCTGATGTTTCGATATCATCACCAGACGGGACAGGAACAATCACAATTCCGCCCTCAGCTGTTGTCCTTGCTGCTTATGCAAAGAATGACACATATGCACCCTGGTATGCTCCTGCAGGTACAACTCGTGGTGGTGTTCCGGCACTGACTGCAGGTTTCACTGCACTTGATGTTCCGCTGAATGAATCGTCGCCACAGCTTGGCACAATCTACGGCGCTGACATCAATCCAATCGTCAAGTTGAGCAGCGGTACACAGACAGTCGTATGGGGTCAGAAGACACTGCTTAAGAATGCATCTTCACTCGACAGAGTGAATGTTAGACGCCTGTTAATCGACCTCAGGCGTAAGGTTCGTTCAGTTGCTAACTCGCTTCTATTCGAGCCGAATACACAAGCAACATTGACGAGATTCAATAATCTTGTCAATCCTATTCTTCAAGACGCACAAACAAGGTTTGGCGTTTCTCGTTATAAGGTCATAATTGATACGTCAACTACGACTCAGGCAGACATCGACAATAATACGATAAGAGGAAAGATATTTCTGCAACCCGTCAGAGTCGCAGAATTCATCTCACTTGATTTCGTGATCAACGCATCATCAGCAACGTAATAGTTAGCTATAGAACAGCTACGGAGTAGATAAAATGGCCGAGACTCTATCAGTTACAGATATGCTTCCGAATAAATTCGAACCGAAGCGCAAACACCGTTGGGTCTTTGCTATCGAAGGTATTGATGCATTTCTAGTAAAGAAAGCCGGACGCCCAGGTTTCACAATGGGATCCAAAGAAATTCCTTGGATGAACACACAACGCTACATCTCAAGCAAACTTAAGTTTGATACGATGTCTGTTGATCTACATGATCCGATCGCACCGTCAGGTGCGCAACAGGTCATGGAATGGATTAGGACACATCATGAGTCTGTATCGGGCCGCTCTGGCTATGCAGATTTCTACAAGAGAGACGTTCAGCTAAAGATGCTGGATCCAATTGGCACCGTTGTGGAGCTTTGGGACATCAAAGGAGCGCTGCTTGAATCAGCAAAATTTGGTGATGTTGATTACGGCAGTGATGACGTCATGTCTATTTCACTTTCATTAAAATTTGATAATTGTGTATTGCAATTCTGATTGTTAAAAAAACTGAAATTAACAGAACAATTGACTCCTCTACGCTGTAAAATGTGTAGAGGAGTTTTTTATTATGCCAAGAAAGAGTGACAATATGGGACTTGTTCCTGAGGGCTTAAGTCAGATTCAAAGGTCCAACCCAGTCCAGGATGATTTTGGGTGGTCAGTGCCTGTTGAAAGTATTCCACTTCCAACCAATGGAAAGATCTACCCACAGAATAGTCCTTTGCACAATAAGGAAACAGTCCAGATTAAAGCAATGACTGCACAAGAAGAAGACATTCTGATGTCTCGCGCGTTGATCAAAGACGGCTCAGTTCTTACGCATCTAATGAGTAGCTGCTTGATTGACAAGACAATCAGTCCAAGAGACATGCTTAATGGAGATCGGCTCTCAGTGCTTGTAGCGATCAGAATCACGGGTTATGGGCCAAGCTACAAAGTTGATTGCACTTGCACGTCATGCGGAACATCACAGTCTGCTGAATTTGATTTGTCAAATCTGGAGATCAAGCGACTTGAAATTTCGCCAGTTGCACCTGGGACAAATCAGTTTGAATACATCCTACCTGTTTCAAAGAAGCGTGTCACATTCAAATTTCTAACCGGTAGAGACGAAGAAGAACGCGAGTTGATCATGGAGCGCCGTCGTAAGAGTATGCCTGACATGCTTGTCGACAATGTTATTACATCAAAGATGGAGTTCTCCATTCTTTCAATCGATGGCATTTCTGACAAGAATAAGGTCAATGCATTCATACGATCGATGCCTGCACATGACTCAAGGATGTTCAGAAAGTATATCTCCGATAATGAGCCGGGCATTGACATGTCAGACAATCTGGCGTGTGTCAAGTGCTCAGCAGTCACTCGGGTGTCGCTTCCCATCGGATCAACGTTTTTTTGGCCTTGATCAAAGCTATCGAGTCCAGTTACTTGAAGAGTTCTTCTATCTGATGAAAAATCTCAACATGAGCTACACAGAACTCATGCGTCTTCCAATTAGATACAGGAGGTGGTTTATCGATAGATGCATCAAGCAAAATACGCCTGTGTCAAATATGACAAATATGGGTGGCATACAGATCGATGACGACACACCTATCTCGCAAGTTCTCGGGAAGATGAATAGTTAATCATAAGGTCCCAAAATGGCAGATCCAACAGATCCAAGTAGCACAATAAAAGACATAACGAACGTGGCATCTGCTGCAACTGCAGCAGATGTTGCAGTCAATTCTTTAGAGGGTGCGCTACGTGGAATGTTTGACATGCTGAAAGATCGTTCCGATGTTCTCGGGAAGATCACATCGTCGGTGGGTTCACTCGTTCTAGCAGACACTCTCTATAGCAGTGAACTGTACGCTAAGACATTGTCGGGCATGGAGAAAGCAGCAAGAGTTCCACGCGCAATTGCAGCAGAGATTGCGGGTGGTAATATACTTGCCGGAACAGCACTAAACGAACAAGCAAAAATTCTGTTTGAAGATGCTACACGCACCCAGACAGAACTCCAGACAAAAATGATCAGCTTTGGATTTGATGCAACAGGTCAAGAGATAAAGCGTTACGCTTACACGATGTACCACGACGCATCAGAATTAAATAAAGCATACACAGAATCTGTTTTAAGAGAATCAAAACTCTACAGCGCAGGCATAAAAGCACTCAATAGAGACACCGCTTATGACATGAAGGAAGCGACAGACCTCGCGATGAGAGGTCTTGGTCTTGACGCTGTTGCCGTTCGTGAGATCTATGAGAGAGAATACGCACATACAGGTGAGATAACAGGCAAGTACATTGAGAATTTCGCCGCGACAATCATGGCAGGTGAGAAGCTCACTGGCCTGAGCAAGAAGGCACTCTCAGAAGACGTGTCGAGGATGCTCGCAGATTTCAACATGTACGGTAAGATGTCTGAAGCACAGATGATTGTCTTGTCAAAGACGGTGCACGATCTGGGTATAGATCTTGCGACAGCATCAGAATCTGCGCAGAAGTTCATGTCGTTCGAAGGCGCAACACAGGCAGCGGCAGATGTTGCAGCACTCACTGGCGTTGTCATAGACGCACAGAAGATGTTCTATCTGTCTAACACAGATCAAGCAAGTTTCATAACAGAGCAGAGAAAATACCTTCGAGAGATGGATTTTGA